GAATAATTACATCTGACAATCTTAATCATAAAATTGCCAATGATTTTAACTATAATTGGCTGAAAATTATAAATACATATAACAACAGAGATAATCACTACTCTTCTACACTTAATATAAGTATAACTATGAATTATCTATCTGTTAGAAAGGTAGGAATTTAGTGCAGAAAATTAATGTAAAAAATTTACTTAGAATGCAGAAAACTGGTCAAGGCATAAGACCTTTACATATTATTCTAGGTAATAGAAATCTTGAAAAATTTGGCGAAATTATTAATATTCCTGCTGATTCTATAACATACCATCCACAATTTAATGCAGTTGACGAATTATCATTTAATGTATATAAAGAAAAAAATGGTGAGATTGAAAATCTGTGGGATAAAATTGTTGATTTTAAAACGATATACGTTAAGGAATATGATGAATGGTTCGAGATTACAGTCGGAACAGACGAATCAGAAAAAAATACAAAGAAACTCATAACAGCTAAATCATTGTGTGAAGCCGAACTTGGGCAAATAATTTTACATGATATAGAAATTAATACAGAAGATGATATTGCTCGTGAAGAATACACTGAGCCAACTATATTCTATAATCCTGATAAGAAAGATAGTTCTTTATTGAATAGAATTTTTGAAAAAGTTCCTGGTTATACAATTACTCACGTTGACGAAACTCTTTTAAAAATCCAGCGTTCATTCAGTATAGATGGTACAAATATATATGACTTCTTAACAAGTACTCTTTCTCAGGAAATTGGTTGTATATTTTTATTTGATTCAAATACAAGAAGTGTCTATGTATATGATATGGAAACTTGTTGTCTGCATTGTGGATATAGAAGTGAGGACGCATTTACGGTCTGCCCTGAGTGCGGAGGAATAATTTTACATGAACCATATGGCAAAGATACATCAATCTTTGTAGATAAAAATAATCTTGGCTCTGACATACAGCTAACATCTGAAACAGATAGTGTTAAGAATTGTTTTAGAGTTATTGGTGGTGACGATTTAATCAATGCGACTTTAAAGAACATTAATCCTAATGGCAGTAATTATATTTATTATTTCGGTCAAGACATTTTATCGGATATGCCAGATGAGCTACAGTCTAAGATAAAGTCATATGATGAACTTGTTAACGAATACACCAATAACAAATCTTTCTCCTTAGAAGTTTCTCTTATAAATCAATATAATGATATTATTGAATATATCAAAAAATATTATCCTGAAACCACATATTCTTCTATTCAACAAAAGTATATAGGTTGGAGTAATATAACATCTGTATATTATGATGTTATTGATTTATATTCATATCTTAACAGTTCTATGATGCCAACGTGGAAGCAAGAAGATAAAACAGCAGCATCTCAATTAGCTTTGCTTACACCTTCTAATTTATCTCCCGTGGCAGTAACGGATGTAAGTAAAATATCTGTTTATACTGCTAACAACGCAGTTCTTGCAATGGCAAAAGCAATTATTGATACATCTATTTATAAGATTGAAATTCTTGATGGTTCTACACTTAAATCCCAAACATGGACAGGTCGCTTCAAATTGACCAATTACTCTGATAACGAAGACACGGCAGAGATGAAAGATGTTATAAGTATTGAAATCAACGATGATTATATTGCTTATGTTAATCAGCAAGTAGATAAAGCAATGAGTAAGGTTAATGATCAAGGTCTTCAGGATATTTATAATATTGAAGATATTGACAAATTTAAGGAGGAAATTCATAAGTATTCTGCTCGGAGATTAACTTCTTACCAATCTGCTTATCAGTCAGCAATTAATATTCTCACCGAACAAGGTGTCGCATCTAACTCTTCTGATCTACACGATTCTATTTATCTCCCATATTATGAGCGTTTTATTGCATTAGAAGCTGAATTACCTTATAGAAATTCTCAGTTAGATACAATTACGGGACTTGAGAAATATATTGAAGATTTAATCTCCAAGACTCATAATGAGCTTGACTTTGAATCATATATAGGTGAAGAATATTGGAAGTTATTCACTTATTATAGACGTGAAGATGATTATAGTAATGACAATTATATATCTGATGGACTAACCAATACTGAATTAATTGATAAGGCAAATGAATTATTGGTGGTTGCTAAGAAGGAATTAGTTAAATCTGGCGAGAAGCAATTTACCATTTCAGGAACGTTACAAAATCTCCTTTTATTAACAGATAAAGACGGAAATAGAATTTTTGATGATTTTACCCTTGGTAATTTCATAAGAACCAAAATTGATGGAAAAATTTATGTAATGAGATTGGCAGATATTTCAATTTCCTATGGAGATTTAAGCAAGTTATCTGTCACATTTTCTGACGCATACAGATATGGAAGTTCAGATGTTAATGTGGTTAAGGATATTCTTACAAAATCACAATCTATGGCATCAAGCTACTCTTCTACTGTTAAACAAGCAAGTCAGGGTGAGAAAGCTAATCTTACATTTGAAAAGTTGCAGAAAGAAGGATTAGATTCTGCTCTCTATAATGTTCATAATACTAATTCAACTGCAATATTTGACGAACATGGAATTCTTGTTAGAAGTTATGACGATGTAATTGACGACTACAAAGATGAACAGGCAAGAATTAATGCTAATGAATTTGTATATACGACAGATAGATGGAGAACCGCTGTTACTGCACTAGGAAAACAAAAATATACTCTTAATGGAGTTACACATGAAGAGTATGGTTTGAATACACAGTTTGTAATATCTGGTCTTATGGTTGCAGGTGACATATATTCGGCTAACTATTCTAATCTTAATAATGAGTTAAAAGGAACACATATAAACCTTGAAACAGGCGGCTTTGAAATGGCTGACGGAAAATTAATATATGATGCTAAAACTCAAAAATTAAGTCTAAAAAATGTAGAGTTGTCAATTAATTTTAACAATGAAGAGAAGGATATTACGGATATTGTTGGTGACACTATTGTTTCCCAAACCATGCATTATTTGGTTTCGGATAAACCTGAAGGAATTACTATAGAGTCTCAAGGATGGACAACAGATATTCAATATGTGTCTAATGAGAAGAGATATCTTTGGATATATTTAACCAATATTAAATCAAATGGTGATAGTGAAAATACGACTCCTGTAATTTATGGTGTATATGGTAAGGATGGTAAGGACGGAGAAAAAGGTGAACAGGGTATTCAAGGCGATACTGGTGAATCGTATTACACATGGATAATGTATGCCGATGATACCAATGGAACAAATATATCAGATACCCCACTTAGTTCTACTAAATATATTGGTATAGCTACTAATAAAGACAATGAAAATAAGAGTAATGATCCAAAAGATTATACTTGGAGTAAATATATAGGTAATGATGGCGTGAGCGTAACAAGTGTAGTCCCTATATATTTTTCGTCTAATTCAAAAGATACTACTCCTGTTGCACCAGTTAATGTCATTGAAAATAATGATACTGGATATGGACATTGGACGTTGGCTACACCACTGTATAATGAATTATATCCTTATTACTATACATGCAATCAAATTTTATATTCCAATAATGTGTATCAATGGACTATTGTTGTCAGAGATGGCGCAATTGAGAATATTGCTAAAACCGCTTATGAGGCAAAAAAAGATACTGAAACTATCTCAGTAAGCATTTCTCAATTTGATAAAGATATCAGTTCTTTGAATACTTTTAGAGAAAGTTCTGACGAAAAAATTAATGACTTGTATGAAAAATATAATGATGAAATCGGCGTAATTAATCAGCACTTTGATTTCACTAAGGACGGTATTTTTATTAGTGCAACCGCTGACTCAGATGTTAAGTTATGGTTGAGAAATAATCAAATTGTCTTTGTTGATAAATATAATAATAAACTAGCTTACTTCACTGATCAAATGCTTAATGTTAATAAGGTCAATACATCTGATTGGTCGCAAATTGGTAACTTCAAATGGATACCATCTGCATCGGGTGGATTAAGATTAGTCAAAGTAAGTTAATGTGAAAGGAGTAATAAATGGCGCAATTAGTAGTTGAAGGTTCAAATGGTCATCATTATTTTGAGCTTAATGTTTTTGAAACTTCTTATGACATTTCAAGTAATTCAAGCGAAGTATATTATTCCTTGAATCTTGATGAATATGGTGGAGGGTGGAACTGGGATTGGAGTGGTTCACCAGATAGAATACAAGCACATGTTACAATTGCTGTATTTGATTGCGAAAAAATTACCATTATATCTGGATATAAAACAATATATCATAATTCTGATGGAACAAAAAATATTGATTTTAGTTTCGAAGTAAACGATACTACTGGTCAATATTATACTTGTGGTGATGCAAGTGGTTCTGGCGATATTGATTTAACGACTATTCCTCGATCTGCATCATGTGAATCATTTTCTAAGCCAAGTGATTTATCTGGTACATTTTCTGTATCATGTGCAACCCAAACAGATTCTTATTATTATAATCTAAGAATTAGTATTCCAAATATAATTAAAATTAAGGACATTGAATTAGGTAATAGAGGAGCTTATTCTTTTTCTACTACTTTTTCTTTCAATAAATCTGAAAGAGAAAGTATATATAATAGATATACAAA